CAACGTCAATACAAACATGGGGTATCTTTCTTAAAGCCGACGGACCACACGCAATACTTCTGCATCGTTTAAACAGACGAATGGAGTTTCCGCAGCTACGTTCGGAAGCTCAACAGTTGTATAAGGATTGGAAACCTGATAATGTGATCATTGAGAAGAAAGCTTCAGGTCAATCTCTCATACAGGATCTTCGTCGTGCTGGTATTCCCATTAACGAGTATTCTCCAGACCGGGATAAAGTTTCACGAGCACATAGCGTCGCACCACTTGTCGAGTCTGGTAGAGTTTGGATTCCAAAAAAAGCTTGGGCTGAAGATTTTATTAACCAACTTACATCATTTCCTAACGGTCGTAATGACGACGATGTAGATGCATTTACACAAGCCATGATCAGGCTTAAATCTGGGTGGTTCTTGCAACACCCAGAAGACCCGGAAGAAGCAGACTACGAAGTGCCTACTAGGAAAGCTTACTGGTAGCACATTTCGTTGACGTTTTGCAAGTTACATGTTATAGAATACTTATTGTGCTGCGTTTAAACGCACAGTGTTTATGGAAAAATCTTTCAAATGGTAGATACAGCCGTAGTGCTTAATGATATTGGCGACAATCAAGAGACTGAAATTATTATAGAGCCAGATGGTTCTGTAATTATTAACGTTGGGCCAGAAGACTCTGAAGAGCCTGAGTTTGAAGATAATTTAATTGAATACATGGAATCTGAGAATGTCGAGGAAATCGCATCTGACCTTATCGATGGATTTAAAAACGACATAGAGTCCCGCAAAGATTGGGAAGCTACATATAAAGAGGGTATTGAGATCCTCGGTCTTAAGCTTGAAGATGTAGACTATCCATTTCCGGGAGCGTGTGCAGCGCATCACCCAATGATGCTTGAAGCAGCTTTGCAATTCCAAGCACGTGCAATTTCTGAGCTATTCCCTGCTGGTGGACCAGTAAAATCAAAACTTATGGGCGTAGCGTCTCCTGAAACTCTGTCTCAGGCTGATCGTGTTCGCGATTATATGAACTATCAACTCACAGAAGAAATGGAAGAGTATTTCGATGAACTTGACACGATGTTGTTCCATCTACCACTCTCTGGTAGCACGTTTAAAAAGACTTATTACGACTATCACTTTGAGCGTCCAGTATCTAAGTACGTTCCTGCAGAAGATTTCGTAATTTCCTACCACACGACAGATCTTAAAACTTCCCCAAGGTTCTGCCACATCATTCGGATGGACGAAAATGAAGTTCGTAGGCATCAAGTTAGCGGTTTCTATGTTGATATTGATCTTGGTGAAGCAAAAAATGAAAAAGATAACGAAGTACGCGAAGCAAAAGAAGACATTGTTGGTATTAAGAGGTTTGAATCCAAGGGAACACGTAAACTCCTTGAATTCCATGTAGACCTTGACATAGAAGGCTTTGAAGACCTTGATGACGAAGGTGAACCTACCGGAATTAAGCTTCCATATGTAGTTACAATTGACGAATCTACCGAAGAAGTGCTGTCAATTCGTCGTAATTATGAAGAAAGTGACCCTAAAAAGCAGAAACTTATGTGGTTTACACATTACAAGTTCCTTCCGGGACTTGGTTTTTATGGCATGGGTTTGCCGCACATTCTGGGTAATTTGCAGAAGACCTCTACTGCTATTTTGCGTTCTTTGGTCGATGCTGGTCAATTTGCCAACCTTCCAGCGGGATTTAAGGCTCGTGGTGTTCGTATCGATGGTGGTGATACACCGTTGTCGTTCGGCGAATTCCGTGATGTAGAAGGTTACGGGGACGATCTGAACAAGGCTATCATAACTATTCCTGTAAAAGAGCCATCTCAGACCCTGTTCCTTTTACTTGGTCGTATTATTGATGACTCTCGCCGTCTTGCATCAGTCGCCGATATGAATGTTTCCGACATGAACAGTGAAGCACCAGTTGGTACTACACTTGCCATGATGGAGCAGGGCGTAAAGGTGATGTCTGCTATTCACAAGCGTCTTCATCGCGCACAGCGTATGGAATTCAAGATTCTTTCACGTATTAACCGTGACTTCCTTCCAGAAGAGTATCCATACGATGTTGAAGGCGGCGAAAGAACTATCTTTAAAGCAGACTTTGATAAGCGTGTAGATGTTCTGCCTGTATCAGATCCAAATACTTTCTCTGAGTCTCAGCGTATCTTGAGAGCACAGACGCAGTTGCAATTGGCTACGCAGCTTCCACAGCAACATGATCTTCGTGTAGCTGTTAGGCGTATGCACGAGGCACTTGGTACTTTGAACATCGAAGAAGTACTCGCTCCAGAACGTGGGGCAAAACCAATGGACCCTGCGACAGAACTATTCACGGTCATGAACGGTAATCCTATCAAGGCTTATGCGTATCAGGATCACAATGCTCATGCACAGTCACACATGGCACAGCTACAAATTGTGCAGGGTATGGCAATGCAGAATCCAGCATTGCAGCAGGTAATTCCAATGCTCCTTGCACACGTCGCAGAGCACCAAGCTTATATGATTCGTCAACAGGTAGAAGCAGTTTCCAACATAAATCTTAACCCTGCTCCTGACTATGACAAATCCAATCCTGCGAAGAATGATGAATACGTAACTCTTGATCCTGAAGTTGAGACGTTCATTGCACAGAAACAAGCTTTGGCAATGCAGCAATTGGCTCAACAGGCTGCACAAATGGCTCAGATGCAGCAGCAACAACAGGCTGCACAAGATCCTGCAACGCAAATAGCACAAGCAAAACTACAGCTAGATGGTGCTAAGTTACAAGCAGACGTTCAAAACGATCAACAGAAACTAGCTCAGAAGAATCAAGAGCACCAAGACAAACTTTCCATTGAAGTTGCAAAGCTGCAGCAAAAAGGGCAGCTTGATCGTGAGCAGATGAGGGCAGACCTTGCTACTGTTATAGCAAATAGAGGAAGTCAATAGTGGTTAGCAAAGGAATGGGGATAAAAACGTCAGTAAAGTCTGGTAATTTCCTTCCTACGAAGTCAGGCGCGGGTATGACTGAAAAGGGCGTTAAAGCTTATCGTCGTGCTAACCCCGGATCTAAATTAAAAACTGCTGTAACTGAATCAAGTCCAAGTCCTGCTCGTGCAAAACGTAGGAAGTCATATTGCGCTAGATCTGCTGGTCAAATGCGCGATTTTCCAGAAGCAGCAAACAATCCGAATAGTCGTCTTAGACAAGCTCGTAAAAGATGGAAGTGCTAATCGTGATGAAACAATGATCTTAAACTATTAAAGGACAATACAATGGCAGACTTACCGAAAAAAAAACCTGTTCCACCTGTTCCTTATGGTGATAATGATGTTAATGACTATATGCAAGGTAAAACAACTAAGAAACAATTATTAGCGCGAGTTGACGATAGATTTGGTAGAAAAGATCCTATGGAAGATATGTCTATTCTAGAGGAACAACAACGTCTGAGTCAAAATATGAAAAAGATAGGCTTTAAAAAAGGCGGTGCTGTTAAAGGTAAATCTGTACCACAGTCTCAAAAGAAGAATCGTAAGAAAATCTAATAATGATCAATCGTAGTTCAATGCCTCAACAAATTGAAAAGGGAGTAAGTAAAGTGCGTGGAATGGGAGCATCAGTAAAGGGTGGCGGGTGCGTCACTGGTAAAGGTTACAAGCGTGGCGGTATGATTGCCAACGCCGACGACAGTATGATGGTCGCAGGTAAGGCAGGGATGGCTGCTAAGATGGGTAAATCTCCAAAGACACTCCGTGGTAAGGCTCGTCCAGCAATGGCTCCTATGTCGATGCAGAAAGCTCAGTCGCCACAGATGCCAATGCCTCCAATGGCAGATCAGATGATGCGCTATGGTGGAATGGTTAAGAAAAAGATGCAATACGGCGGTATGATAAAAGGAAAGATGTAATAATGCCCTTGGGTAAAGATATATCTAAAAACATCAGGGAACTGATGCGCGATAATCAGAAGACTGGCAAAGAACGTGGCATGGGTGGAAAGCCTCGGTCACGTAAGCAGATGGTTGCTATCGCACTACAAGCTGCTGGTAAGAAGAAAAAGCGTTAATACATTATATACTTTCGTTAGCCAAAGTATTGCGTTTAAAATACTATATGATTACTTGATATATAGTGTTAAAACGTGAGAACAAAATGACGGATACTGTAATTCAACTTAAAGTTGTCCCAAAGGAAGAACCAAAGACAGATCAGGATAACCATGAAAAGATCAAGGAAGATCTTATTAAGGGTTTAGATTCTGTTGGTCCTGTTAGCTGGATTGTCGGCATAGCCCGTACCACAGAAGGTAATTTAGTGAACTTTGGTTCTACTGTTGACCTAAAAGAATACGTATTTGGAATTAGTGTGCTTCAACATCTGATGCACCAAGCAATAAACGATTCTATTTCAGATGAATAAAAATACTGACGTAGAGACATTTGTTTATTACTTGCTTGAAAAGATTCGCAAAGACATTACTGGTCAGCAAGAGTCTGTTCATTCAGGAAATGTTTCCTCAATGGAAGACTACAGGTTCAGAATTGGCGTTCTCAAAGGTTTAAACATGTCGATAGACTCGATTAAATCTCTAGTCAAGGTGAACGAAGAAGATGAGTAAAGAACTTTTACCTACGCCGTGTGGTTGGCGCATATTAATTGAAGTTTCTGACATTCAGAATGTCACTGCTGGTGGAATCCATATCCCTGATATGGCTAAATCAAATGAGCGAAACCTCACAAGTATTGGAAAGATCGTAAGGCTAGGAAAACTTGCTTACAATCGTCCAGACCTTGGCATTAATGATCCTTGGGCAGCAGTTGGCGACTACGTAATATTTGGTCGTTATGCTGGTTCACGCATCGAACTTGATGGCAAGGAATATCGCCTCATGAATGACGAAGAAATTCTTGCAGTTGTTCCAGAGGAAATCAAAGGAAAGATCAAGCGGGTATAACGTTACCTCTTGCAATTTTATCACATGGGGAGTACCATGCAGTTAGAAACTGACACGGAAGACACTATTATTGAGCTTGACGACAAGGCTCCGTTTCTCGAAACAGAACCACTTCGTGACAAGCTTTCAAAGATTGAGCCAGAAGTAGAACAGGAAAACAAGAAACCTGCAGATACATCTGACGAAGATTCTGACAGTGAAGACCTTAATGAATACGGAGATCGTGTTCGTAAACGTATTTCAAAAGAAGTTTGGAAACGTCGAGAGGCTGAACGAAAGAATAAAGAACTAGAAGACCGTTTAAACGAAGTCATGGGTTCTTATAAAGAAACTCATACTAATTTGATCAGGTCTAACGAGGCTGCGCTTTCTGCTCGTGAAGAATCTATTAAGTCTGAGTTTGAGAAAATCCAGACAACATATAAGAACTCTTACGACAGCGGTGATACTGATGAGATGTTCAGGGCTACTGATCGACTCACAGATCTAAAAGCGGAACTTCGTGACATTGAGGGTTTTAAGGGTCGTCTTAAGCGGGAAGCCGCTGTAGAAGAACCTGTACAGAGGCCAAGATCAAACGGACCAGATGAACGTGCCGTTGATTGGGCTTCAAAGAATGAATGGTTTGGTAAGGATGTCGCAAAGACAGGTGCTGCCTATGCCATTGATGCGAGTCTGAAGTCGGAAGGTTTTGATCCTTCTTCAGATGACTATTACGAGGAACTTAACAATCGGCTTTATAAAGAGTTTCCTTCCCTTGCAAAGAAGGAAGCACCTAAAGCAGGAGTTAAATCATCCTCGCAGCAAGTAGCTGGGGTTTCGCGTGGCTCCACTAGCCGCCAAATAAAGCTTTCTGCATCACAAGTACAGATGGCAAATAAGCTTGGCGTTCCACTTGCAGAATATGCGCGTTATTTAAAATAAGGGATATTGAAATGCAACCAGCCCGTAAAACACGAGATGAGATTTCTCGCAAGAAGACTTACCGTCCACCTTCCGTCCTTGATATGCCTACACCTAATAGTGACGATGTTGAATATCGTTGGATTCGAGTAGCAATTCGAAACGAAGATGACGCTAAGAATTTATCCAGCCGTCGCCGGGAAGGCTGGGTTCCTGTTATGCAGGACGAACATTCCGGTTTTGATGGTCCTTCTGTAGGGGATGGAAAGTACACTGGAGCAATTGGTATCGGTGATCTTGTTCTAATGAAGAACAGCTTTGAGAATAATGAATCTCGCAGAGATTATTATGCTGGTAAGACTAATACTCAAGAAGAAGCAATTGACAATGATATCATGCGTGAACAGCACCCTTCTATGCCTTTATTGAGGGAGCGTAAATCAACCTCAACTCGTGGCACTCGGAAAAATAAATTTGATGATTAATTTTATTTCGGGGCCACAGCTAACTAGGAGTTAAAAAATGGCTGCTTATGGCTTTAAGCCCCACCGCCACCTTTCGGGTGGTGTAATTCGTGCACAGGAATATCTTATTTCTGCTGCGTACACGACTAAAATCCACACTGGTGCTCCAGTAAAACTCGCTTCAGGTTTTATTAACCTTGCAGCGGCTGGTGACACGATGGTTGGTATCTTCGGAGGTGTCTCGTACATCAACTCCGCAGGTGAGACGAAGTTCTCCCGTTATTGGACTGGTGAAGCGAGTGCAACGAACATCAAGGCGTTTGTTTACGACGATCCTGATATCTTGTTCTCTGCTTATGACGATGGTGTTTCAGACTTCCTAGCACAGGCTGATATTGGCACGACTGGCGATCACATCGCTGGTACTGCAAGTGATATCACTGGTGTTTCTGGCGCGATGCTTGATACATCAACATTCGGCACTGACGCTGGGTTCCGTTTGATTGGTCTTGTACCAGCACCGGGGGCCGCTTTTGGCACAGCAAATGGTACACAGGCAGAAGTGATCGTCTTGATCAACGAACACCTGTATGCTCGTTAATAGGGAGAATGAACAATGATTAATCGTGCACAAATCCTCCGGGAACTTGAACCCGGCCTCCATGCTCTCTTTGGCATTGAGTATAAGCGTTATGAGAATCAACACGCTGCGATTTTCGACGCAATGACCTCTGATCGTGCTTTTGAAGAAGAAGTTCTGATCGTTGGTTTCGGTGCTGCTCCTACGAAGGCAGAAGGTCAGGGAATTTCCTATGACGACGCTGCTGAATCGTGGGTGTCGCGCTACAACCATGAGACGGTGGCCCTTGGCTTCCAGATCACGGAAGAGGCGATGGAAGATAATCTTTATGATTCTCTTGCAACACGCTACACGAAGGCTCTCGCCCGTTCTATGGCTCACTCGAAGCAGGTTAAGGCAGCATCTGTGCTGAACAACGCCTTCGCTGCGTCTGGCTTTACGGGTGGTGATGGTAAGACTCTTGCTGCAACTGATCACCCTCTCTGGGGTGGTGGTACACTGTCGAACCGCGCT